AAGCCACTATCAGGAAGAGATCGATTGGGCCAGGGTAAAGGCCAGCGGGGTGAGATTTGCCATCCTCAAGGCCAGTGAGGGGATTAATGACGTCGATCCAATGTTTGAGGTGAATTTCCGGGGAGCGGTAGACGCGGGTATCCTGCCGGGGACGTATCACTTTTTTCTGCCCAGGCTGGACGCAGCGCAGCAGGCAGCGCATTACCTGGAGACGATCGCAGCGGTGGTCGGGAAGCACGCCTGCCTGCCGCCGTGTATGGATATCGAGACACCCGGGTTGACGCGGGTGGAGATGAACAATGCGGTACGCACCTTTATGCAGCAGGTGAGCGCGGATGGGCGCGGGGGCATGATCTATACCTCGTTCGGGTTCTGGACGACCTACCTGCCGGCACCGGTGCTCAGCGGCAGCCGCTTGAAGTTCGCGGATGTGGAGTGGGCGCTGGACTATCCGTTGTGGCTGGCGCACTACACCAGCGGCATGCCGTACCAGGTGTATCCGTGGTCGGGGTGGACGTTCTGGCAGTACAGCAGCGGTGGCAAGATCGCCGGGGTGCCTTCGCGCGTGGATCTGGACCTGTTCAATGGCAGCGAGGTGGACCTGGCGGCAATGGCAGGAGGGGGAGCATGATAAATATTCCATGCAGAGACGCTGAGTCGCTGAGGAAAAACCTAAAAGCAAACCAATCACGCGGAGAACGCAGAGGCGCGGAGGATAAACCAGAGAAAATCAATGGCTTTTTTGGTTCACTCTTAAATATTGGCAGGCGAATTCCTGTTTCAAACAAGGGTGATGAAGAGCGGCGAACGCGCGTTCGGATGGCGGAGGAGACGGACCAGAGCTTTTTGGTGGGGAGTTCACATGGGGCGGCGGCCGGGGATAGGTATGAATACGACCGGGAACGGCTGCTCAGCGACGCACTGAAGGCCTGGCGGGTGAATCCGCAGGCGCGGCGGCTGGTGGAGCTGACCTCACAGTATGTCATCGGCGGCGGGATCGCGTTCTCGTGCGGCCACGCGGCAACGGCGGCTTTCCTCAAGAGCTTCTGGGATCATCCGCTCAACCGGATGCCGATCCGCCTGTACGAGTGGTGCGATGAACTGACACGCAGTGGCAATCTCTTTCTTCTGCTGAGCACGGATGCAGCCGGCATGACCTATGTGCGGGCGCTGCCCACGCAGCAGGTAAGGGCCATCCACTCCAGGCCGAACGATCTGGACCAGGAGACGGAGTATGAGGTACAAGGCAGCGAAGATCCGCTGGAGATTCAAACCTGGCCAGCCTACGACGCACGCGCTGACCGGCCTGATCAGGCGGTGATGCTGCATTACGCGGTCAACCGGGCGGTGGGCTGTCAGTGGGGCGAATCGGACCTGGCGCCGCTGCTCAAGTGGATCAGCCGTTACGCGAGCTGGCTGGAGGACCGGGCACGCCTGAACCATTTTCGTACTGCCTTCCTCTATGTGGTGCATGGGCGCTACAACAGCGAGGCCGAACGCCGCGCGCGCCAATCGGCACTCAATGCTGCGCCGCCTTCGCCGGGATCGATCCTGGTGACGGATGAGGGGGAGAGTTGGGAGGTGCTCAATCCGCAGTTGGACGCGGACGAGGCCGGTACGGACGGGTTGGCGCTGAAGAAGATGCTGGCTGCCGGTGCCGGGGTACCACTGCACTTTCTGGCCGAGCCCGAGGGCTCCACGCGCACCACAGCCGAAGCGGCGGGCGGCCCGACCTATCGACGCTTTGAGCAGCGCCAGGAACAGTTCCTGTGGATGCTGGGCGATCTTCTCAAGACGGTGGTGCAGCGGCGCAGCCTGGTGGACGGCCGGGTATCGCGCAAAGCTGAGATCCAGGTACACGCGCCGGATATCTCCTCGCGGGATAACCTGTCGCTGGCCACCGCGGTCAACAATGTACTGCCCACCCTGTGCGAGCTGCGCAACCGCGGCCTGATCGACGATGCCGAGATGCTGCGCCTGGCTTACCGCTTCTGCGGCGAGAGCACGGATATCGAAGAGATGCTGGCCCGCGGCGCGAAAGCCGCGAAAACAGGCGTCAGCAGTGAGAAAGACACTGCCGTGCAAGCCGTACGGGTAAATCCCGACAGCGGGGAGGAAAGTGAGGAGAACGCATGAACACGATCCGGACACAGTTGGCCGGGGCGGCAGTCTCATCGGAGACAGGAGAGATTGAGATCCTGGCCATCAGCGCTGGTAATGGCAACGGCTGGGAATTCAGCGAGGGGGTGCTGCGCGAGAGTCTGCCGCTGTGGCAGGGTGTCGAGTGCTTCATCGATCACTCGTGGAACGAGCGTTCGGTGCGCGACCTGGCAGGCGTATGCAGCGCTCCGAGTTGGGATGAGACCGAGCGCGGAATCCGGCTGAAGCTCAAAACGGCCGGCCCGGAAGCTGCCCTGCTTGAGCAGGCAGCCACAGAAATGGGCGCGGCCGGTTCCACCCCCGACCTGGGATTTTCGGCCGACCTGCTGTTCACAGCTGAGGGGAACCAGGTGACACAGATCCTGCGCGTGTTCTCGGTGGACCTGGTGGTCCATCCGGCGCGCGGCGGCAAGTTCATCAAAAATCGTAGTCAAGACCAAAAGGAGAAAAGAGATATGGAACAAGTACATACCAGTATGAGCGCGGGTGCACAGCCCGCACAGGAAACCCAGCTGATTGAGAACGCCGAGGAAACGCGCAAACAGTTGTGCACGACCCTGCTTGAAAGCAGCCTGAGCGCAGCAGCCCTGCCTGAAAGTGTCGGCACTCGCCTGCGTAAGCAGTTCGGCGGGCGTGTCTTTGAGGCGTCAGAGTTGACCGAGGCCATCCAGGACGCGCGCCAGTTGGTCAGCGATCTTTCGGCTGGGACCATCATCCAGGGGGCCGGGCGCATCAGCGAGATGTTCTCCCCTGAAGACCAGGTGAGTGCTGCCCTGCACGACCTGATGGGGGTGAAACGTCCCTCCGGACTGGAGAACCTGCACACGGCCAAACTGAGCGGTATCCGCGAATTCTACACGCGCATGACCGGTGACCTGGACTTCAGCGGCGGTTACTACGGCGAGCGGGCACAGTTTGCGGTCAGTGCCAATTTGCCAGGGGTGCTTAAGAATGTGATGAACAAGCTCATCCTGGCCCGTTGGGAGGACCTGGGACGCTCCGGGTACCGCTGGTGGGAGCCGATCGTGCAGGTGGAACACTTCAACAGCCTGCAGGATATCACCGGCGTGTTGGTGGGCGAGGTGAACGTACTGCCCGAGGTCAGTGAAGGCGGCGCGTACAGCGAACTGGCTGTCAGCGACAGCAGCGAGACTGCCTCCTGGAAGAAATACGGCGGCTACGTGGGCCTGACCCTGGAGATGTTCGAGCGCGACGAAACGCACAAGCTGCGCCAGTACCCGGCCAAGCTGGCCTCCGCTGCCCTGCGCAGGATCTCCGCGCTGGTGGGAGGGATCTTCACAGCCAACAGCGGTGTCGGTCCGGCGATGAGCGACAGCTATGCTGTCTTTGAAGCCGCACACCATGCCAACCTGGGGACCAGTGCGCTGAGCAGCACCAGTTGGGAGGCCGCCGGTCAGGCGATCTACAATCAGCCGCTGGTGACGGCCAGCGGGAACACCGCGGCCAAACAGGCCATCGACGCCAAATACCTGCTGGTGCCACGCAACCTGAGATTGACCGGCATGCAGCTCCTCTACCCATCTTTTGGTCATGAGGCCAACATCTTCTCGGAGAACATGCAGCAGGGGCAGATGGGCGACGTGATCACCGTGCCGGAATTCAGCGACGCCAACGATTGGGCGGCTGTGGCCGATCCGCGGCTGGCACCGGGCATCATCCTGGGCGAACGCTTTGGTGTGCTGCCCGAGATCATCATTGCCGACGGCGAGACTAACGGTGCCCTGTTCAGCAATGATGAGATCCGTATGAAGGTGCGGCACTGGGTGAGTGTGTTCGTGGCCGATCATCGCCCGCTTTACAAGGCGAACGTGGCGTAAAGGCATTTCCACGCAGAGTAGCTTGGCCATTCATATATTAAACCAATCTCACGCGGAGAACGCGGAGCCGCGGAGGTAAAAACTGAGTAAACCTATGTAACTTAAACGCATTCGTTCAGGACGGGCGGTTCCCAATAGAGATGGGACTCGTCCCGATAGAACTGGGATGTATCATGAACTGCCCCTGGGCTTCGGTCAGACTCATGTTGAGGTACGGGCACGGCGCGCCGTGCCCGTACAGGCTGGCATGAGGGCTTAAAAAGAAATGTGCCGTTGGCTCAAAGAAACAGAGGTATGGGCATGCTAAATCGCCTTCGTGTATGGAAGGTGTAGGCGTGCCCAACATGACAAGGAAATTCAAGGAGGAAAGATGACATTCGCAGATCAGATGAAGAAGATCGTACGTTCGCGCAAGTTCTGGGTATTGGTAACGGCACTGCTGGCAACAGTTGCCGCTTACTGCACACAGCAGATCGATATGTGGCAGGCCCTGCAGGCAGGAGTGGCCGCGCTGGCGGTCTATTCCACAGGCGTAGCCATCGAGGACAGCGGCAATGGCAGCAAAACTCAGTCCTGAGATGCTTCTGGCAAAGGCCCTGGCAGCACCGTATTCCCTCCCCGGCAAGGGGAGGGAAAAAGGGCCGGGGACGCCGCTCTCCTGCCGAATGCTGCCCGAAGGGGGAATGGTAGTGATCGCCGCGGACGGCCGCAAACTGTGGTTCAGCGCTGAAGAGGTCGAGACCACACGCAATATGCTCGACGACCAGACTACCCACAAAGAGCTGGATGACGCGGCACGGGCCAGGCGGGTGCCTGTCAAACTGGTGC